TGGGTTCATACTTGGACCAACTTCTCCTTGTACATTTCCAAGGATACCTGCAGCAGCTGCTTTGCTGTATCCGTTAGCTAATAGGTAACTCCATAAGTCCCAAGCAAATTTATCTGCATCGCTTGTAACTTCTGATGGATAACCACCTGTACCAGCTCCAGAACCGCCACCACCATTTTGACCAGGTATAACTTCTTTGCCATTTAAAAATAACTTTTTAGCGTGAATCGTACTATCCTGACCATCTATTCCAATAAAATAAAAATCATTTCCCAAATGAAATTGCTGTCCCCCTGCAATAGCTATTCCAGTACCTTTTTTATTAGAAAAACCAATAACGTTGGTCTTTGGATCATCACCAGTTATGATAAGTGAGTTACCATCTTTTATAACTGGATTTCCGTTTTCATCTCTTAAATCAGGAAAAGGATTTCCTTTCGTACCAATTGTCCCAATATGACTAGAGCCATTCCAAAATTCCATCCCTTTTTTAGTCAATTCCATGATTTTTTTCTTATTGTTCCAAATTTGCAAAGCACCAGCTACTAATTTTAGTACATCGCCTGTTGCATTATTAAAGCTTGTTTGTAAAACATTCGCGTTAATAATGCCCACTTTAATAAAATCAGCAACGATTTCTCCCTTAGAAGTCATAGCAAGTTCGAACGGACCATTCACGCCGTTGGAGGAATAACCCAAACCATTTAAGTTCCAGCGCCACACACGTTTTGCAGTAGCTACTTTGTTTTTGTCCATGATAAGAATTTCAGACGGAGCTTTTTCTGGACGAAAAACGACATGTCCACCACTGTTTCCAGTAATCCATGCCGTTGCATTTAAAACATTTTGTACTAATGTTTCTGTCCGATTATCAATTTTTTGTTTTAGCTCTTGAGTTTGATTGTTTACTGTTGAGGTGTAAAGTGATAAATCATTCCCCAAAACAATATTTTTAAATTTACCTAAAGTCGGAAACCAAGTATATTCCACCATGCGCTCCGTTACTTCAATATCGACTTCTTTTGCTCGCACATGTACTACATCACCAAAATGCAAAGAAGAAAGCTCTTCGTACATGTCTTCATACTCTAAGGTGTGTTCTAATGCTACCATGCTAATAGTATGCGTTACTTTCGGTTCATGAATACGATCTTTATCAAACAATGACTGGCCCCATTTTTTAAGCTCATCAACTGTTTTACATTCCGAATTTTCACGTTTTCCAATTCTTCGGTTACTATCATTTACACCAGCAATTTCTAAAAAACCATACGTGATTGGCTCTTTATCTTGGTCATAATCATTGTCTGGTACACCACCAATAAGAAAAAGACTGTTTATAATTGATTCGTCGTCATAGTCTTCATCTATAGCTTCCAAATTAATTCCAAAATCAATTCTAAAACCATTATTTGCTCCAATTTGTTTTACTAATTTCAAATTAAAGTTATCCATCTCTAATTCTCCACCAGTAACACCTGTTAAATTTTGATTGCCATTGTTAGAACCAATAATTGCATCAATTGGTCCGACTTGTTTTGCTGTAAATTGATGTGTAGTACCGACATTCGACAAATAGTTAAACCGTTGCTTAAACGTTAATGCAGCTTTTAAATTGTTCATGATTTGCGTGCCATTTCCGTTAGCAGTAAATGAATTAATAATGAAATTCTTATTTGCCATAAAACCAATGTGTCTTGCTGTCACTGAAACTGACTGCAGATTTTTTTTAATATTGTAAATCTCAAAATATTGATATGACCCATCTTCAACTTGTGCCTTTAAAAAGTTTCCCTTTTTTAAGTACGAGCGATATTGGCCATCTCTTGCATAGTTACCATAGAATCGATACGCACCATTTAACACACGATTAATTTCTGGTAAATCTTGCCAATCTGGCAAAGCCATTCCGTTATCATTTAAATTTTCAGGAATAGCCGTATATGCATAAATAAAATTTTGTGTCATAAATACGCGCTCCTATTCCAAAACTTAGCTTCTGTGAAATTTCCTGATATATTTAATTTATTTTGACCGGGATTCGTTTTTATCCAACTGCCGCGTGTAAATAGTGGATTTCCTTCTTGTATTGCTTTTCCCTTTTCGGTATCAATAGTGACGATTCCTGATTGTGTACGCAAAATCGTTAGTGAGTTACTACCAATGTTTAACGTAATATCGCCACCTTTTGAATTAATTTCGATATAAGGAAAAGCAATTTCATCACCGTGATCAGTAATTTCAATTGATTTTGTTTTAATCACTTTTGGTTGTTCGTTTACTTTTCTTTTGAACGGTTGACATCTAAATTCAACGTTAAAGGTATAAAAAACACCCCATTCATTTTTGAATGAAGTTGGTTTACTCATTGTACAAATAGCATCTAAATATTTATCTTCATCATTGTGAGTAATAAGTTTACTTTTACCAGTTAACCATCTTTTGACTGCCGCTAAATTTTCATATGGAATAGTTACATCTTCAATTTCATAATCAAAGGGTTCATAATCATTGAACGTTTCATTAAATTCACCACTTCTTCCGATAATCGAATACGTTTCATATCGTTTATTTGGTAAAACCTCTGACAGCTCATTTTCGATAATACACCCCATATCACGAACTGCATTCAAATCTTTCCAAATGAAATTGGGTTCATCAGGATTCATAAAAATCATGTTGGAACACCTCCTAAGTCATAGAAAGCTTGCGCACTTGCTTTATAAAGCTTGCGATTCATTCGATCTAACTCACTCGGATTATTTGCATCTACTTGGCCAATATGAACATGTTGTTCAATAGTGTTACCACCTTTCAAAGCACCACCAATTCCACGAGCTTTTTCTTCTGGTGACAATGGAGTTACTGTTGTCTTGCCGTTTTTAGCGGTTAAAAGTTCAGGACCAGCTTCACCAACAATGGCTTGACCATTTAGAATAGTTCCACCTTCTGCTAAATAAGGGATTTTTCCAATATGAAATCCTTTACCGCCAATTCCTGGCACCCATTTAGGTATTTTTATATTGTTTAATCCACCAATAAATCCATTGATTAACGTAATCATGGCATTGATTGGAGCTTTAGCTACTGCAGCGATACCTTCAAAAATACCACCAAAAATGTCAACAACACCTTGCCACGCTCTTGACCAGTCTCCAGTAAATACTCCCGTTACAAAATCAACGATACCGCCAAAAATACGCTTAATTGCATTTACATAATCGCCAATAATTTTTGCAGCCCCATCCATGGCACCACCAATAAATCCTGTGATGAAATCAAAAGTAGATTTTGTCGTATCTTTCAAAACATTAAATACACCAACCACAATATCTTTAATTACTTTAAAGGAGGTATTGATAAAATCCCTAAACCAACCGATTTTATTATATGCAACTACGATTGCAGCTACCCAAGCGGCAACCGCCGCAATTACTAAACCAATTGGCGACGCAATAAAAGCAATAACTGGAATCAAACTACTAATGGAACTAGCAAGTGTTCCTAAAACTACTAATACTGGACCGATAGCAGCCACAACACCAGCTATTTTCAGTATGGTTTGCTTTTGACTATCTGTTAAACTTCCAAACCATTCTGAAACTTTTTTTATTGCATCCGTTGCAGCTTGAAATGCTGGTAATAATGCTATTTGTACTTGTTCTCCAAGTTCACCCATTGCTATTTTAAATTGATTTTGTGCCAACTTTGCTTGGTCAATTGGATCAAGAATATCACTAAACGTCTGATCCACAGTGCCAGCTGCGTTTTTTGCTGAATCTGCTAAACCATCCATTGACAACGCTCCGCTATCAATAGCTTCTACCATTTTTGAAGCAGCTTTAGTTCCAAAAACTTCACTAGCAATAGTGAGTTTTTCTTGTTCAGTTGTGGCCCCTTTAATAGATTCAATAGTTCCGCTAAGCCCTTCTTGCATGGTTTTATTATCTTTCGCATATACGACACTAGCTTTTGCCAAATAGCCAAGAGTTCCTGCTGAATCAATACCAGCTTTTTCCATTTGACCTATTAACATAGTTGATTCAGAAAAACCAAGTCCCATAGCTTTGAGTTGGGGCGCACCTCTATTTACGGCATCAAATAACTGATCTACCCCTACTCCAGTATCTTGGCTAGTTTTAGATACTGAATCTAAAATCATTGGCAAATCCTCAATAGACAACCTAAAAAGGTCCATTGATTTTTTTGCATTAATAGTTGATTGAGAAACATCTGAGCCATTAATTTCTGAAAATTTAAGCATTCGGCCTGTTGTATCTTCCAATTGCTTATCCATTAAGCCAAATTGAGTATTTACTTCACCAATACCAGTTGATATATCTTGCATATCCGCGGGTATTTGACCTGCTACTGTTTTAAAACTGGCTTGTAAAGATTCTAGCTGACTACCAGTAGCCCCTGTTGCTGTTGTTATATTATCCAAACATTCATCTAATTCTTTGAATGCGGCAATAGAAGCAGCACCAATTCCCATAATTGGTGCTGTTAATCCAACAGACAGTTTTTGCCCAACTGATTTAATTTTGTCTCCAGCTTTTTCAATTTTGGCTAGTTTTTCAGCTGTTTTTATTGATAAATTACCTTGCTCTTTCAAAGCTTCATTGGTACTTTGCAATGCAGAACGCAGTTTATTTTCACCTGTTTCGGATTCCAATAAACGCTTATACAGCTTTTGTGATTGCTCTGAATATTCACCAGTTTCTTTTACTGATTTTTCGTATTCCTCACGTAATAATTTTGTTCTTTGTTCAGCTAAAGATAATTGTTTTTCTAATTTTTTCTTTGTAGCTGTTAATTTTTCAGTTTGAGTTGCATTTTTATCCATTGCGGATACCTGGTTTTTGTACTCGGTAGCCGCTAAGTTCATTTCTTTATTAATGTCTTTAATTGTTCGTGAATAGTTTATTTCTCCATTCATCTTAAAATTTAAGACAACATCGGATTCTTGTTTTGACACGTTAGCGCTCCTTTCCTACCACCAAGGACTTTTATCCATTGTCACACTTCTGGGTGGTTCAAACTCCGTATTACTTACTAACCACTGAATATATGACTTAAGCCACAAGTTGGGAGTTGCTTTTAAAAAGAAGTCCTCACTCCATCCCAAAAGAGTGAGAGCTACATATAAATAAAAAGCCCACGGCGTTCCTATTTCCGTTGAGGCTTTTTCTTTTTGTTTTTCCTTTTTTTCGGAGTTTGATAATCTTGTGGCTTCTTGGATTTTTTTAAGTCTTCAACTTGAAAATTCTGCTTTGCAAATATTTCCATACATGCACCATAAATTTCAACAATTGTGGCACTCATACCTAAAAACTTAAAAATGGTTTCTGGCGTTTCTTCCAATCCACCAGTTCTTAGCATGCCGTAAATCAATGCACGCATAATTTTTAAATCAGAAGCTGATAAATCTTTTGATGAAATACGACCACCACTCTTGTTAATCATTTCATTCATATCTGCTTCAAATTTTGAATAGTCATCATCATAAACATCAGCAATATACTCCATTGTTTCCATCGTTAACAAAATGGGAAACTGATGCCCTTGAATAGTAACTGTGGGTGTATCTGAAATAACAATCCCATAATCCGCTAATTTTGCCATTATTCACTGCCACCTCCACGTGAAGGACCTGCTAGTTTCTTCCATTGTTCTTCGTCATAAACAGGTTGTGCGATAAATTTTTCAAATAGTTCTATTGAAGCACTATCCCGATTAGAATCAAAACTTGAATACATAACATTATTGTATGTTAAACCAGTTGAAACAAAGTTAGCAGTTACATCATCAATTTTGGTTTCATCTTCTGCAGTAGTGTATTCTTCATCAATAACATTTGATAACTGCGTTTTAGGATACCAAACAGCTTTTTTTCCACCATTTTCAATATTTCCGATAAACCCAAAGGCAAAATAAGGAAATTCTCGCGCAGTGTTTTTACCAAAAGTCACTCCACTTTGAGCGATTAATCCTTTTATTTCATCCATCACCGCAATAGGAATGCCCACATGATCTAGCGCAATTTCATGTTTCGTTTCACGACTTACGCGTCGGAACATTTTACTTGATGCCCATTTTTCTAAAGCTGTTCCATTTCCTTTAATTCCCAATTTTGTGGCTATTGGCAAACGAACAACCTCGCCAAATGCTGGTTCTGTACCTACTGCATCTTTTGTGGTCATCATGGCAATTAAGATGTCATCTAAGCCTTCAAAATAATACACATCTTGTTTTCCCAATTTACTCATCCTTTCCATAAATCTAATATTTGTTGAGTCATAATTTTTTCAATTTGATCTTTATTTTGTTCAAATGTTCCACTGGCAAAATGTTGCGCTTTTTGATTTACTGTTCCATTTTCAGCGAATCGCCAATAAAAAGCTGTATCTTCAAAAGCTACTTGTACTTCATTATCTTTAATATTTACTTTCACTTGATCAACCATGTGCTTCTTTTTTAGAAGCGATTTAGGTATATTGGGTAGTAATTTTTCCATATAAAAATTAGCTGCAGCGGTTAATGATTCTATTGATAATTTTGTCGCATCTACTTGCGAAAGCTTTCCTAAATAGTCTGCCATATCTGCAAAACCATTATTATTTTCCATCTTCAATACACCTCACATATGTGTAAAAATTTGTCACAGTATCATCATTTTCATCGCCTTGAATGCCTACAAAATCAGTGTAAGGAATACCAGCTTCCTCCAATGCATTTTCTAAAGCAATTAAATCCTTTTCAGTACCTGTTGTATAAAAAGAGATTTGATAGTAGGGCATTCGTCTATGCACTTTAGACGATGCCATTTTTTTACCTTGACTAACATTTGAATAAACAATATATGGATAGTCCGTTCCTTTTTCCGCTTTATCACGTGTCACAGGTACGCCTACTGATTTCAGAGTTATTCTCAATTTTTCAAAACTAATCGACATAAGCCAAACTCAACTCCATTTCTCGTTTATCCATATTTGTGTAAATACGAGTGATTTTATAGGTCACAGAATCGATTCTAACAGCGCTAAACTTTTCTGTGATAGATTTATCCAATCTCACTTTAATCCGTCTGACAACGTCTGTTTTGGCTTGCTGTGAAAGATATTTTTCTTGTGCAGTTACTCCAATATCTTCGTACCATAAAAGCCTATTAAGTTTATAGGTCGTAACTACTTTATCGTTCGAATCTGTTTCTTCTTTTACATTTAGCAAGTCCGCTTTCCATCGAAACCTATTCGTCTGCCTCTTCGGCATGTTGAATCACTCCTTGGATGATAAATGGCGTGATCGCATTCAACGCCTTATCTAATTCATCTTCTGAAACACGATATTCATAAGCAATACCAGCAACCATCAAAATTAAATATTCTTCTTGCCCTCCAGTTGCAGTTTTTACATAATTTTTTGCCATATTTAAATAAAAAGAGAGCATGGAATCATCCATCCCCTCTTCAAAATGAATATGTGCTTTGAATTTTTCTTCTAAAGATAATGTTTCAGCTTCGTTATTCACATTAACCACCTACTGGTTTTGTAATTTCATAACGATAAACAGCTGGCTCGAATGGTGAGTAAACTAATTGGCCATCTAACAAGTTGTAAATTTGGAAACCAACTTGATTTTTTCCAGAGAATTTTTCAACCAATTTTTGAATTTCTAACGCTCCAATAACTTCTTGAATTTTGAAAGCAGAAAAATCACCAAAATATAATACTGGTGTATCTGGTTCACCTTTTTTATCTGCTGCATCGGTCCAATCAACTGGATAACCAACTAATTGATAACCAATACCACCTTCTGCTTGCGTGAATGGTCGTAACAATGGGAATCCATCATCTGTTTTCATTTTTTCAATAGCAGTTAAAGCTGCACGATTAATAATAAAACGACCTTTTTTCATTACTTCTGTTACTGGTGTATTTTTAAATTCAATCAATGCATCATATAATTTTTGACCAGCACCTGCAGCTGTTAAATCTACAGGTTTTTCAAATGCAACAGCTTTTTTAGCTAAAGCTCCTGGGTTTTCATTTCCTGCATCGTCGCCATTAAACATATAATTAATTTCTTTGCGAACATATGCTTTTTTCAATTCTTCTACAACAATATCTTCTACTGGCACACCAGACATTTTTAATAGTTTTTTCGTTACAGTTGCCAATGCATCAAATTCTGCTGGATCAAGTAAAATTTCGTCAAATTGAATCGCTGTTTCAGCAATATCTGTCGTACGTTCTTTTTTGTTTACATTAGCCTCTGCTTTTTTCACAAGAATTGGATATTTCACATCGCCAGCCGTGCGAATCACTGTTCCGTATTTACGCAATAAGTTTTCTTCTTGAGCATAAGAAATCACTTCGGATGCAATTACTTCTGGTACTGTCACTGAACCATTGCCTGTTTCAATACCTAATGCACGTGCTTCACTTTCTGAAATATTACCAATAACAAAATCAGCAAATGCTTTACGAATTTGTTTTTCACGTTGTTCATTAGACATCGCATTTCTAGCCTCCATTCCTTCATGAATTGTGCGTAACAAGCCATCACGCTGTTCTTGGCTAATCATGCCGCCACGATTTTCTTCGTTTTTATCATCGTTGTTTCCGTTCGTATCTTTCTCACGATCTTCTTTATTTTCATCATCAGTATTATCAGATTTAGCGGTTCCGTCATCGCCTTCACCATCACCAGATTCTGAATTATCATCCCCTAATTCAGCTTTAATGGCTTTTAATTCATCGATTAAACCATCAATTTCTTCATTAACTGAATCTAAATCTACTTCACGCACTTCTCCAGATTCAATTTTGCCTTGTAAATCACTTAATCGTTTCTCGTGACGAGCTTGTAATTGACGCAATAATTCTTTGTTCATAATAAATTCCTCCTACGCTTCAAGCGCTGTTTTGATTTTTTCAATTAATTTTTTTCTAGTTTTAATATCTTGCTTCATTTCTTGTTTGTTTCTTGATAGTGCTGCTTCTGTATCTTCATAAGCAGGTAAAGAAACAATAGAAACTTCATACAATTCGACTTCATGGATAGTTCTTAAAACTGGGTCTGAACTATAATCCCAAGTTTCTTCCGTTGGATAAAAACCAAAGCTACACTGATTAATGTCCCCACGTGACATTGATTGAATCAAGTCATTGGCAACGGTTGTATTGGGCAACTCAACTTCAAATCGTAGTCCCTTATCATCTTCTTCAAGTTTCAAAGTTCCACTTCTTGTGCGCCCTAATACTTTGCCCCAGTCATGATCGAATAAACAACGAACATCAGAATTTGACAAAGCACGACTGAAAGCTCCAGGCTTAATCACTTCATTTAGGCCTTCCCATAATTCTGTTGGACTATTAAACACCGCCGCATAGCCAGTAACAATCTGTGTTTGACTATCTTCTTCGCTTCTTGTTTTAAGGTTTGTGATGTCAAATGTCCGAATTTCCTGTTTCTTCATTCTTACCACCTCCCTTCAAGTCATCCTCTGTTGTCAATGAATTATCGGTAGCATTCTTTTTGCCGATTTCCGTTAAATCATTTGAAATATAGACGGCTTGTGTTGCTTCAGTATTTTGTCTAGGAAAACCAAGCATTTCTGCCACATTATCAGGACTGGTAATACCTGTTCGAACAATGTTGTACCCAATATTTGTTTTGGTGGAATAAGGTACAAAGTCCAAAATATTAATTTTCCATTCCACTCGATAACCAGAATTAGGTACAAAAAAAAGAGCCGAGTAATGCTCGCTCTTATTTTTTAATATTGGTTTAATTGCTTTGTTGTGCAGATACATCATTGCTTTTTCAATATCTGTTCTCATTAATGCTTGATAAGTATTTACATCTATTCCTAAAAATTTTCCTAGGTCTTTTTTGTAAACACCCAAATAATTAAGAATAGCTGCATCATCAATTGGGCTTTTTAAAGTATCAATTGAGTATCCTTTGCCCAAAGGAATCATTTTAACTGAATGACTATCATTATCTTGCGTTTCTTCCAACTGATTTAAAATAGCTTTTACTATCTTTTGTTGAGCGCTGTTATTTGGATTGATATGCGCATCCAGCTTTAACAAGAAAGCGAGCAAGCCGCCTTTCTTATATTTTTCTGTCAAAACCTTTTCAGCACTTAAAACGCCTTCTAACGTGCTTTTTGCAAGATCAATAATTCCAGCACCTTTTAAGGAATCCACACCAATATTTTTTATATGACGAATCATACTCCCTGGTATTGGTTGGCCATTCATTGAAAATTTTTCAATCAAACGATCATCTAATTTCGTTTGAACACCATATCCTAAATGTAACTGGTCATTATCTGTAATAGGAAAAGCTTCTCCATTGATTAACAATGTATTTGTTTCAAGCTTTGCAAATTCAAAACCAGTTAAATAATCATTAGGATTTTTCAATATGTTTAGCAAGAAATGGTTTTTGACTTCTTCGCCATCAGGGCCAATCACTACTGGCTCTGCTAGTGCAACTTGATTAGAAATATCTTGTACCAATTCATAAACATCAGACGATTCCATAATAGAAGAATCGTTAACAAAACGTTGTGAATATCTTGTTACATTGCCATAAATATCTTCAATCCAGCCACGCTTTTCCAAAAATCCATATACAGCATTTGAAAGTCTATCTCTTAGCTTCAAAATCTCACCGCCTTTCTATTATCGATAGATAGAATCTAAATATTCATCCATATCATCTTCGTTGACATCAATCATTTGATCCATTGTTTCCTTATGCGCACAAAGGAAAGCAACAAATCCATCGATCTTTCTCTTTGACTGGTTTTTACTTGGTACTTTACGGCCTTGAAAATCCATTTTGACAACCACATTTAAAGCGCAATACAAAAATAAAGGATTATCAAACATAATCCTTTGCTCATAAAATAATCGCTCGGCATCTTCAAGCGGCGAGTTCAATACTCTTGCATACTGATCAACTTGCACACATTCCAAGCCTAAATTTTCCAATTTTTCAACTAATCGGTCACTCATCGCTGGATCATAATTAACTTGTTGAACATCATAAAAATCCATGCAATCTTCAATAAAATGAAATATTTGTTCTTGGTCAATTAACTTACCATCACAAAATTCAACAAATCCTTGTTCTGCTAATTCAGAATACGGCACATTATCTTCCTTTTCTCGAAAATCAATATTTTCACTAGGAATAAAATATAATTGTTTTACTTTGAGTATCGCTTTTCCTTCGGCATCCCATGTAGGAAAATTTAATGATACACAAGTTAAATCTCGGCTTTTAGATAAGTCCAAACCAATCCAACATGGCTCGCCACTTAAGTTTCCTAATTCATTTGTGGGAACCAAACACGGTTCCACTTGATCTTGTTCAAAGAAATTATCTGCACCATTCACAAACACATCTAAATGCTTCGTTAAAAATTCAGCTTTCGAGTGAGCGGAACGTTGCGCAGTTTTAAAGGCTGATTCTAAAGCAGACAAATCAACAGATATTCCCCAGTTAGGGTTGCACATTTCCCAAACTTTTTTATCTGTCCAATCGTATCCTTTATTTGGTTCATAAATCAAAACAAAGTTTGAATCATTATCATCACGCTTCAAAACTTCTTTTGCTTCTTTATAAACACGAATACCAACCGAACTACTTCCTTTACCAGCTGTAGAAATATTAAACATTAACGGCTGTGGCAATGAAATTTGTGCAGATTTAAAGTTATCGTACTGCTCCATTTTCTCTTGTTTATGCAGCTCATCATTTAAAACAAAATATGGATTGGAACCTTCTATGTTATCAATGTTTTTTGTCTGAACAATAAACTTATTTGTATAAGCCATATCTCCATGTAAATAGTCATACGTAATACTTGAAACGGTGCCTTTTGGACCTTTAAATATTTTAGTCCCATCTAATAGCACTGGATTATTTAGGATAGTAGCGGCAAAAGGCTTAGCAGCATACTGAGCTTGCGCAAAATCAGAAGCACATGCATAGCAATCGACAGATAAGGCACCTTCGCCATACATAGCATATCCCAACGCCCCTACGGCTATTAATGTTTTCCCATTTTTCTTTGGTATTTGTACGTATGCCTCACGAGTAACACGGACTACTTGCCCTTTTTCATTTTCTTTTACCCAGCCATAAATCCAAGAATAAATGAATTTTTCCCATGGCTCTAAAAGAAATGGTTTACCTACCATATCGCCTTTTGTATGAACAATAAAAGATTCTACCCAGTCCATCATTTCATTTGCACGATCAACATCAAACCAAATATCTTTTCGTTTCTTCCATCGATACCAACGATCTATTGCTAAACGAACCGTTTTCGGATATTTCTTAGGATGTTTTCGAACTTCTTTCGCAAATAAATCAGCATAATTTACACCAGGTTCAATCATGTTTCATTCCCTGCCTTTTTACGCCATTTTTTCCGATGTTCTGCCAATTCATCTACAGGCTTTTCTTCTGGCCGTTTCATTTCTTCATCTGCTCTAGCTGTTGAACCACCAGTAATTTGTCTGCCTGTTTTTGACTTATTGGTCAATCCTAATAAATCCAATGCTTTCATTTTTTTATCGGCCCAAACTTCGACTTGTTGCGCTAGTGGATGCTTGCTATTGTTAGTAGCTCCAGCCTTGTTTGTTGTTTTTTGGGTTTCGGGAAATCCTTTTTCTTTCCACAGCATGTATTTGTATTGGTAAACTTCAAAAATATCCAAGTATGATTCAATCAATGGATCAAGAGTAATAGTGTATAAATCAGACTTGCGCATAATTTCTAAAATTCGCGTTTTTTCGTGATTAACTTTTTCATCAATAATCGCTTTGCGTTGCGCTTTTGTGGTCATTTTTTTATACACCCCCCTTTTATTTTTAAAATTTTTGACCTAACGACACGCGTGACTGCCCCCTACCCTATCCCCCGACAAAAAATTTGAATCGAATTTGATAGGGGGGCTTCATTTTTTAAAATAAGATGGAAAAACTTTTTTCTCATCCGCTTCATTTTCCTCAATCACATGACACTTTGGACACAATAAACGAATATTGTTTGGATCAAGTTTGAGCATTTCGTTCTTCTTGATTGGTATTATATGATGCCGATGTGCTTGCCTTCCAAACACAAAACGACCACACCTTTGACAACAGCCGTTTTCTCTTTCATAGACAAAGTCAGCGACATCTTGCCATGCTTTTGTTCGATAAAATGATTTGTTGTCATGATGATAAACATTGCTTGGTTTTTTCTTTTTTCTAGACTTCCTAGCATGTTCGGAACAATAAGCCCCTTTTTCTGTTGTATTAGAGCAACCTTCAAACTGACAATAGCGCATTATTCAGATTCTTTAATAATATTGAGAATTTCACCTTTTGCACGTACAGCACTTGGAATCTCAATACCTTTTCGTTTTGCATATTCACGCAATTCTTTTACATTCATTTCTTCTAATACAACAGATTCATCATCAGACGAAACAAGCTCATCTTGTTCATCATCATCATCAGCACTTGCAGTTGTTAATAATCGTTCGCCTTTAATCCCATCAGTATCAATCGTTACATTCCCAACAGTAATTGGTAAACCACCAACATATAAATCAGCTTCTTTACTTAGCATTGATTCGGGATTTTCAGTAACTTTAAAATCAGGTTCTTGGCCTTTAGGAACAAACACATTTCTTTTTTCTTCGGTATCCCAATACTCTGAACCAGATGCTGAACTTCTAATTAATACACGCATTGTTTATCTCCTTTCAAAATGAAAAGACGACAACTAAATGAATAGCTGCCGTCTTTGATATTTTTTGACAATATCATAGTACCTCATTTTTTTAGATATAAACATGAGATAAAAGTGTTATCAAAATGAACTAAAAATGCTATAAAAATGAAGTATTTTACTCATCAACATTGATTGTTTCTAAAGCTTTAGCATATAGAAAACCGCAATGTCTTATTGAATAATGCTTCTCTTCCGCAATTTCTTCTAGTGTTTTTATTTCAATAAAATATGCTTCAAGTATTTCAGCAAAGCGAAAATCATCAAGCGTATCAATACAATCTAAAATTTCTCGTCTAACTTTTTTAGATGTGTTTGTTAAAGTATCAATTCTATGCTGTAGCTCTTCTTTCTTTTCCAATAAATCATCTTTTGTTATTGGTAAGCCTCCACTAGGCATATCAGACATTACTTTTGACTGTAAACCTACCAAACGTTCATTTACAGAAACAAGTTGCTCTTCTAATCGATTGATCCTTGTAAGATAGTTTCGATAACGTTTAAGAAAATATTTTTTCTTTTTTGTTTCGTCTTTCAACTTCTCACCCCTTATTCTAAAAAAAGTGTGGCATTGACATACTTTTGCCATACCTAAAAATTAAAGTGTGCCACCTGTAAACCTCACTCTCCCAACGGATACAGAATAATTGCCACACTTGGCACACTTTTTTGACTATCTTATATATATTATTATTAATATTATATATTCTTCTTTTTTTCTTTAAGTAATAAAAAAAAGTATGGTAAATATGGTAATGAGGTAAAATCCCCTTTAGTACCAACGATTTGAAGGTGGCACACTTTTCGAAAAAAAGTATGGCAAAAGTATGCCAAATTTTTAAAAGTATGGCAATTATTCTTCATTCACTTCAATTTTCTTATAATACAAGTACCTTTTACCCATTATCATCCTTCTTTCCTTTTCATAACCCAAAGATTTAAGGCGTTGCGTAAATTTTGTTTGTGTATATGGCTTACTTCCAGATTCCTCACAAGTTTTCAAGTATTCGTCATAAACACCTTTTGTTGTCATATTCTCGTCAATCCCACATTGATGAATAAACGTTAAAATAGAATCACTTTCAACAAAATATTCTTCTGTGACTTTCGCGACGGTTTCGGAAGAGGAAAGTTGGCCGCTATTGTTAATAATTCGCTCCATAGCTTTTAAAGCAAGATTTAATAAGTAAGACTTCGCGTTATCAGACGATAATTTTTCGTCAATTTTTGGGTCTGCTTTCTTGACTTTGTTTTCACATGGAATAATCACCACACGACGAGCAATCCCACCTGATTTATCTTTAAACGTTGGCATTTCATTTGCTGTGAAAATTAACGTTGCTTTATTCTTTAATTTATATGGCTTCGAATAAATTGGCCGAACCATGATGGTGTTTCCTGATGCCAATGTTTTAAAATTCATCGATTTTTCCATATAGCCAGCATCAATATCATCACCGACATTTACAAGCTTACCTTCTAATTCCATCACCGACGTTTGGTCATTGAATTGTTCTAAGGCTAGGTTTAAACCTAAATCACCAATAAATGAATTAAGCATTTCTAAAAAAGTTGATTTTCCGTTTGCTCCAGATGAGCCAACCAAGAAAAATACTTTATGCGGAAAACCTGCAGTCATTAAAATATGACCAAGCAATTCTTCAACGATTAAACGTAAATCTTTCTTATCCGAAACAAGAAAGTCCAGAAATTCATCAACTGTTTTATCATATGCATCTGGATCATAATCAACATCTAAAAAGAAAGGCGTAAATTCTCTAGTTGACATCGGAATAATTTCGGCACCGTCTAACATAAAATCATTACGAAATTGAATTGGGAAATCTGCTGCTTCAATCAATTCACCTTTGACTGGTAACAAGTCTAAAATTTGTTTCCATTTAGCTGGTAATAGTTTTATGCGATTATCTATTTGTCTTAATAATTTGTTTCGGTCATTGATCCAGTAATTATCTTCCTTGTGGAAAATTGAACCATTGAAAAACTTCACTTGGAACTCTTGGGCCAATGCTTCACTCGTTATGATCATGTCTTTTGGGTCGAGGTATAATTGTTCACGAATTTCTTTCTCACTAACCGAATTGATCAATGCATGAATATCAGTTGCTGGCAGTGATTCTTCATAAACATCGTCATTGATAAACTCGGCAATCTTTGTCAATGTATCATAATCAAGTTCGTACATTTCACGTACTGCCATTAAATGAGAATAGAGCGAACTATTTCTTGCTCCTTCTTTCATGCCAGCAAGTACATTTTTAACTTTCACTGGCAATAATTCGAGTGGCAAAACAGGTAAATCATCAAACATTTCAAATGTGCCATGCATTTTTCTAAGTTGGCCGTTTTGTTTAATAGTCGCTGTTGATTTATTACCTGTTTTGTAATCAACTTGCGCACCTGAAACCGTTAATTTCTTGGTCCAGTTTTTTAATAGAATTTTATGGCCATTAATTTGGACAGGTCGTTTATAGTAAAGGTGAATACCACGCTTGGTTTCAAAAGCCATGGTTGGATATTTTTCTAATAACTTACGGCCAATCTCTGGGAATTCATCAAAATCAACCACAACTGTTTCTTTGTTTAACAAAATGGCTGCATTATCAAGTTTTGATAAATCAGTATAGAAATCATCCAAACTTTTTTGATCTGGCTTTTTCTCCCCTGGGCTTAATTTTATAAAATTTAACACACTATTTTTTCACCTGCCTTTTCGTGGTAATATTAGTTTGTATTTTAATTATTTATGAATGGAGTGTTTGTATCGATGATTAGTATTAATAATTCAAGTAAATATGCAATAGGACAAGAAATTACTAAGATTTGCCCTATATGCGAAATTCAATCAAGAGTCAAAATTATTAAAGTATTGGAATTAAATAGTCATAAAAGTGACCGTCCAAGAATAGAATTAGATAGTCAAGAATCGAGAACCCTAAATGGCGATGTGATTTTTGAACATTATAGTGATTTCTTATATCTTGCCCATTGTTCTTGCGGTGGTAAATTTGTTATTTTAACTGAAGATTATGACAGTGAATACACTTTAGAAGATAAAATTATTTATCCTTCTATAAAAAAATTACGAATTGATGCACATGAAGACACCCCAGAAAGTATAAAACCTATTTTTGAAGAAGCAGTTGCCATCTTGGATATTTCTCCTCGTTCTTCTGCAGCACTCACTCGTTTAGCTTTAGAAAAATTATGCGAGCATTTGGGCGCTTCTCCGACGAAAAATTTAAACAATAAAATACAAGAATTAATTGATAAAGGATTGGACCCACAAATTGCTTCTATATTCGATGGCATTAGAATATTTGGTAATGATGGTATCCATAATACTGGTTTGATTGACTTAAATGAAACAGATGGTAAATCTAATTCTGAAACTCTATTAAAAATGTTTAACCATATTGTAGATGAACTTATTACTAGAGAAAGAAAACTTAATGAATTTGTTAGTAGCATCCCCGAATCAAAGAAACAACAAATTGAAAAACGTGGTAAAAAAAATTAGAAAATATTTTTTTCAATTTGCTTAATGTACCATTTAACATCAATATCTTTTTTTGTGGCCACACTCGAAGATAAAAATTTATCTGGTGATCCAGGTAATTTCGAGTGTAGGTCTTTTTTTACTTGAAAAACGCCACCACAACTTTTGTTCGTGGTTGCAATTCCACACACTGTATTATTTATTCGTTTGTACGTTTGATTTATTCTTTGTTCGATGTGTTCAAAATCGCCTTGTAATTTACCAATATAACAAAAATCTTCAATATCACCATTTTTGAATTGCTTAATAACAAAATCTTGTGGTTTGATGTTAGCAACTACATTTGCAAACACACCAGCACCAATGATTGGCATATTATTAGATAGATAAGTAGGTGGTGCAAATATTCCTTTACGAATAAAGTCACCATCAGTTGTTTGAAACACATAATCATTAACCGCTTTTTGCCATACCTGTTTTATTGATGCGATAGACACATTCACATGTAATTGCTCACACCAACGATTTAATAAATCCCGAATCAGTGGCTCCATGATTGGATTTATCTTTACAAGAATGCCGTCAGTGTTTGTTTGAATTAATTCTTCTATGAATTGTTCTAAAACCAAAATCAAATGTGTAATGATTAATTGCCCACTGACTGTTACTGAAAAAAACTTTTGCGGATCATACATATCTGAATATGGATTGTTCATTGATCCATTCACTGCGTTAATTAACGTCTTGTAAGTTAGTTTTTCTGTCTGAACCTTTTTATCATATAAATCAGAAAAAGCACTAGGATTTTTTATACTCCTACTTAGAAAATTATTATTCAAAATAATAGTTGGAAAGAACTGCTTCACATCTATAAGTAGAAAATGTCCGTTTCCTTTGTATTTTTCTTTTGCTGCATGCAAGCCACCAAAACCGTAGATATGCGTTAAACCTGCTAATGTCATTTTGAACTTTTCCGTTTTGAGTTTTTCCTCTAGCGTATTCTTATAGCTATTTTTTATTGATTCATAGAAATTTAACACGCGCTCAGGTAGTTCATGCTTAGGTACATTTTTATCAATATCAAAAAATAAAATATTTGGGCGCTTTGGCATTTTTTTAGCTTGTAAAATTTCTGCAGCTAAATTCGCACGTGTTTTTGTCACAGATCGTGGTGATAAATTAAATTCTTTGACTATCTCAAATTTTGTTTCTAAATATTCTTCACGTTCTTCAAAAATCTTTTCGCATACGTCAATCCGTTTCTTACAAAATTCTTCTAACGTTTGCGCTGAAATATCCATACGTAAATTAAACGCTATTTCTTCAATAGTACAATTTCTGGCTTCTTGACTTAAATCAATACAAAGCTGTTTTTGTAAAAATGAACTTTTTCCATCAGTTAAAATTTTGGCCAAGAATTTGTCTGTTACACGATGGTTGCCGTAACTAACAAGATAAGTGACAGATGAAAGAGCCTGTGTTAGGCTCTCTCTGTCATTTGCGGTCGTGTACGTGTTATCTGTTTTGAAAACTGCTAGCCAATCATTTTTATTTTGGTATAACCAGTAAAAAGTAAACATTGGCCAGACCCCTTTCTAATTTTTAATATGGCAAATCTTCATCAGAAACATCAATAACATCAGTGCTTTCTGGTTCATCTTCATACGCAACAAAATCATAATTTTTATATGGTTTTGACGGGTCTTTTTTATTTGGTGATGAGGATACCACTAAAATATATTGGCTGCCAATTACATCTTGAAAGGCTGTTGCAAGTGTTTCTTCATCTTCCCAATCATCATCAGTCAATTGCAAACCAACAACGCTTGCCAATTTCCCTACTAATTTAATGTTTTTATTTAAAATAAATGGTTTTACTGCATTTTCATCAAAACCTAAGTTAATAAATTCCTTTCGTCCTGCAGCTTCACCAATAGTGACTTCATTTGTGAAAGACAAAGCTTCCCAGCCACTATTGAAAATTTTATGCTCTACATTTCCCAACGTTACATCATATTCACCATCAGGAAGTCCATCAAAATCTCCTGCATTTGGATTATCTGTTTTTGGATCGAATCCTGCTAATACTTCACTTGCTAAATCTTTTAATCCCATGTTAAATTCCTCTTTTCAATATATTTTTAGTTTTATTTTTTTGTTGTCTTTTAAATTTTTGGTTTGATACGGCGTTGAACACTCGCTGTTTTTGCTGGTTCCACTTTAGATGCCGCTTGATTAACTGGTGCTGTCGCTTTTGCCTTTTGTTTAGTTGGCTTAGTTTCGCTAACTTCATCAGTTGCTTTTTCACTGGGTGTATCTTCTGCTGATTTCAAGACATCTTCGTTTTGCTCTAATTGCTTAACAATTTCATCTTGCTTTTTCTTCGTTGTTTTTGCTGTTCGTCCAAAAACTCCAGTGATAGTATCTAAAATTCCTAGAATGGTGTCATCATCAACTTGATCACGCATATAGTCTTTGCGACGTGCTTTTGCTACTCGAATATAATTCTTTCCAACTTTTTTACATTGAATAGATAAGTCACAATTACCATTTACAATATTTTGATGTTTTTCTTTCAATGAGGGAATCTCAATTTCTGTAGTCCCTTCAAGTTTTGTCGCATTTCTTGAAATGTAGATAACATTCATTGGTAATGATTTCAATTCAATGACCAGCTGTTGAAAAATGTTAGTAAATGCTGCGTACCCTTTTCCGTATGGAATATCACCTAAAGTTTCAACATCTTCTTTGTCACAGATATATTGCTCTATCATTACTACAATATCGTCAATTACATCAAGAACCACTGTTTCGTAAGTGTGTTTTTCAGTCTGTAACGCAGTAATTAATTTATCTAGCTGATCAATCACTGAACGTTTAATCTTTCCGTTTGAATCTTTAATATTTCTAAGCTGAACGGATGGCACAGTGTTTGCTTCTGCATTTCCATCAGTGTTAAAAATAACTGGGTTTGGAAATTGTGAAGCTAGAAAAGATTTCCCACCCATAGTAGGCCCCCAGATAAAATAATTACGTGGTGTATCTTTTGGTGTTTGTGGTTTGTTTGGTGGTAAAATACTCATGCTAAAAATCCTCCTTCAACAATTTCTTTGCTACGTGCAAATTCTTCGGTCACTTGTGCTTCATAGTAATCACCAAAATCTTTATGGTTTTTAGAAACAATGTTTTGTTTAATCACTGATCCTTCGGTTTCATCAATAATTTTTTGAATTTCTTCTTCGGCTTCTTTCCGTGTAGTAGCATAAAATTTTCGTGTATTTTGTAATTTTCTAATCATGTTATTTTTCCCCTTTGCTTTCTATAATTTTTATGGAACCTTTAACAGGCGATTCTTTTAAATACTTATTGTAAATATCAGGTTGTTCTTTTTTTAGTTTCGTACTATCTACAGATTTACGAGTGGTTGGTAGAATACGAGTAATCACAATGTCACCTGTATCAATCTTTTTAATATCTTGTTCTTCCATTTTTTGATAAAGAAGCTCACGAAACTCTTTTTGTTGTTCTTTTAATTGTTTAATTTTCTTGTTAAAGTCCAACATTTCAAGTTCAAAGCGTTCTACACGTGCAACTAATTTATTTACATCATTCCCAATAGAATAATATTCAGTTTCAGTCATATCAGGTTTTTCTTTTAAGTATTCCACACGAATCCAAAAAGTTTCGATTGAATCCAGAATCTTTTCAATTTGTCCTTCATCGCGTTCAACTTCTTTTATTTTCAATAGTGAAGAATCAAATTCTAAATCAAAATCAGATGGTCTTTGATACATAGCCAACCAACCATAATCGCACCCTGTTTGATAGAAATAAAGTTGCATTTGAGCTTCATAAACAGCAATTGTTGGTTTTGTTCCATGTGTTTTAATTTCCAATAAAATTTTATTTTCGTTATCAATACCATCAACATTTGAACGAATATAGTCATCCTTATCTATAAATGTTTCTGGATGAAAATTTAAGCTATTCATGGTATTAATGTACTCACGTATAGCAGGCTCCATTTTGTTACCAAAATTTATATACGGATTGCTAATTTGTTCTGGTATTACAATGCCAGCTTTTTCTTTGGCCAATTCAAATTGTGTTTTATATTTTGAAAGGCCAAGAATAACTGGTACGTCTGAACCGCCGACATATTGTGTACGTTTTTCAGTTACATTTTTATCTTGTTTCTGCACACCAAACATGCTATTCCTCCTCAACAAAATCAACATTTCCTAAAATTTCCAATTCACCATCCGGATAAACATCTAACCAATCATGAGCGCCAATAAAATCGTTAAAGGCATTCAAACCTTTTGTTTTATGATGGTGATTTACTCCAAGTCCTACTAATAAGATTTCACCTCGTGACGTTCTAACAACGTTATGATATTTAATTACTTTACCGTTTTTATCCGTTACTTCTTTTACACAGTTTTTATAATTTCCATAACTCATTTTACTCATCCCCTACTCACTCCCCATTCTTGTAGTCATATACAATTCTTCTGAAAAATCTTCTTTGTTTTCTAAGGCTTGGTAAACGGCTTGCTCAATTGTCTGCTGTGTTATAAAACGATAAACCGTTACTTTCTTAGTTTGGCCATTACGATAAGCTCGGCCCAGCGCTTGACTATAATCTTGATAAGAATAAGTTGGTGTATAGAAAATAACTGTATTCGCGTATTGCAGTTCAATTCCTGCACTTCCAGCCATATATTGAACAAAAGTGACACTATTCTTCAATGATTTCCAAGACTGCTTAGGCGGTAAATTAGAATGCTTTCCGTTCACTTCAAAAAATGTTTTATTTTTAATTTTTTCCTTCAATGCTTCAATTTCTTTTTGATAGTAATAAAAGATAATGATGTTGTTTTCTGTGCCTTCACAAAGCATTTGGGCATAGTCTAATTTGTCTTTTTGGTTCGCATAGTATCTCAACCCATGAGCCAATTTAGATGGTGTGTCGTATTCTTCATCACCTAATACTCTATCTTTGGCCACTGTCATATAATCTTTACTCTTTTTAAATTTCACATCTTCAAAAATCAATGGTGGCAAGTCTAATGCTTCATCTTTTGATATTGAGATAGTGAAAGAATCATATTTTGAATACAATTTTTCTTCATGAAGCCATCCTTCAATCTTAGGTACTCGTCGTGTACCAAGATACATCGTCCCCCATTGTGCATGCTGATCATTCATTTCTTTTTTTGATTTGAAATAACCAAACATAATGAAATAGTTGTACGTATCTTCCCATCCATTACTGGCTGGCGTTGCTGTTAAGAGAAGAAAATGACTAGATTGTTTAGTTAACTTCGCAGCTGCTTTCCCACGTTGTGAAGTTGAATTTTTGATGTAATGTGCTTCATCAAAAATGACAAACCAACCTTTATACAGTTTGTAACTATCCGTTAATTTCCCATAACTTAATTCAGTAAATGAAATTTCAATCTTGTAGAAATCACACACGGCCTGTATATCTCTTCGCCAGCCGCCTTCTTTGATTTTCTGCGGAGGTGCAACAATTAAAATTGGTTCACCACGTCCATATTTCAAATATTGATGAATAGCTGTAATTGTTTTTCCTGTTCCCGTATCCATTGCTAATAGATAATTGGCATCGATTGAATCAATTATTTTCTTTTGAAAGTCATATAACATTTCTTTGCTTGAGCATTGTGGATACATCGTCCACACTTCTTGCAACAATACTTATCCCTCCTGCTTGTTCGATTCTTTTAAGCTTGCTTTTTTGTAATGCACTGACAACCCCACCGCTTGGCCGCTTTACTTCAATAGCAACAAAATAACCATTAACACAAGCCAAGACATCAGGTGTTCCTGCTGGTTGATATATAGAACCATGTACTTTCAAATAATAGACACCTAAAGAATCGAGATATTTTTTTATCTGGTTTTCAACTTTCTTTTCTGGTCCACTCATTTTTAGTCAACTTTCACTGCTAATTCCCGATAAAATTCAGGTACTTTTTCTTTTAGTTCTGTTTCTGTGAAACGTTGTTTTAGCCAAGTATGTTTTCTACTAGCAAACCATTTTTTATCTTTATAGCTTAGATACTGAACTTCTCCATCCGTTGTTTTTAAACAAGATAAAGGAATTTCATACATTGGTTCTTTTTTCACTGTGTAACCATCAAGAATCGCACGTGTATGCAGTTCTTGATTTTCTTCTACTTCTTCCGTCCATTCAAAACCTTTCTTGGTAAGCGACTCTTCATCTGTAATAGGATCTTCCAACCAGTGATTCCATCCCATCTTATTAATTTGCCAAATACACCAACTTTTATAATCAATATGTGCTTTTTTACTTTTCTGCACCCATTCATCAAACTCTTTTGAGACTTCAATTTTTTCTTTTAACGCAATTGCTGGCCATTCAATCAAGCTTGTTTTGATAACAGCATTAAGTTGCTTAAAAACATAAGTATTCATATAAATTAACTTCTTTTTCTTCTCGTCTACCTCTATAACTGTTGCCTCTCTGTGCATAACAAAAGCATCAAATTCTGTTGGCTCGTCGTCATTATCCCAGCTATACCCTAGCGTTTCCAAAAAGGCCATTAAGCTATCGTATGCTTCTTGTGTTTTTACGTGATAATAGTTTTTCATTTTAAATTCCTACTTTCCGTGTTATTATTTACTTGTATATTTTTTGTTTAGCAGCTTACTTCGTTGACGGACGAGGTAGGCTCTTTTTGTTTCAATACAGCAGCCACCATCTAACACCCCACTTCATTGAGCATTTTTTGATAAGCAACTTCGTAACGTTCTAACTCTGCTTGAAAATGTTTTAGCGTGCGGAGGTCTTGCATTGTCGGATGCTTTGCACTTTCGTGACGTACTGCATCTCTTAACGTTTCAATCTTTTCTCGTACTGCTTCACGTACCAAAAAAGCTTCATTAGCTGTTAACATTTATTTCACCTCTTTTTGATATTTCACTTCGTCGTGATGTACCCATAACAACGCAGCCACAGGTCCGCAAATTAGTAACAGAATATTTAAACTTGTACTTTCTCTTGCGATAATTCCAAAAAGAAATGCGGCAAATAAGGTCAACGCCAAACGAGATTGATAAACTTTTTTCATTGCTTTCACCTCCCTAATACCATCACAGAACCGTTAAAATTTCGAATTGCTTTTGCTTCTGGTAACCGTTCATCGCCGCCGACAATTTCATTCGTTCGATGGTTATACACTCGTTTTTGCCCTTTAAACAACACAACTGAAATGTTGTCATATGTGCTACAAGTCTCTTGCACTTTTAAATCTTCGCCTTTGTAGCAAATAATCATTTTGTAAAACCTCCCTAAATTTCGCTTGCCCAAGATTTATCTTTTTTGTGATAGAAGCCATCTCCGACACTCTTCTTTGTCGTAGAACTTCCCTTGTTTACTTACTGATCCATGTGGAAGACCTAGCTTCTCCCATTCCCTTATTGTTGTTGTGGAAACGTTGAAATATTTTGCAATCTCTGTTTGATTTAAGACTCGCTTATCAACTGCGGTATCTCTTCGTGCTTTTTCTATTTCATCAACAATAATTCCATGTACAAAATCTCTTAGAGAAGCTTCACTTTCTGTAGTTAAAATCACTTCCATTGCTATCACCTCCTATACTGATTGTTTTACAATTCACCTCTTGGTAAAATGAATTTGAAAGCGAGGTGAAATATTATGAAATTCGAATTAAATGGATTTGACGAATTACAACATGAGCTAAATCAATTTGCTAAAAATGGCGAGTCTTTAGATGACGAACATTCTGTACCATTCGATAAACTATTCACTAAAAAATTTATGATTGAAAATACTAAATTCTCTAATATTGATGAGTTTATTGAAAAATCCGGATTTGATTTCTCTGATATGGAATCAATAGATGACAATAAATTAGATAATTTCATTAGCTCAAACACAAACTTCGATTCGTGGGAAGATATGAAGTCTGCTGCTGGATCAGAATGGGTAGCTAAGAAATTAGGATTTTAGTTTTATTTATCTCATCTAAAGTTTTTTGAAGTTGGTCAGCTTGCTCCTTTGCTTGTTTGATCAACTTCTTTAAGTTTTGTAAGTCAACTTTGATAATCGCTTCTTCCACTTTTACCTACACCTCCTATCTAATATCTAATATTTTTTTGATATTCCGAACTTGCTCTTCTGAACGTCTACGACCATGAAGAATATCAGATAAGTACGGACTTGAAATCCCTAATTGTTTCGCTAACCAAGATTGAGTTTTCTTTGCACGAATTAGCGCTGCCCTTACTTCAATAGCTAAATCTTGTGACATTTAATTACCTCACTTTCTTTTTTTGATATAATTTCCTTATCAGCAAGTGGTCTGCTGAAATAACTGATAAGGTGGTGAATGATATGAAACTGTCTCATGATTGTATTCGTGATATTTTATTATTTAGCGAAAGCCTTCCGTACAACGAACCGGCTTTTGGTGATAAAATATTTAAATCAGATCTACTAAAAAAATATAGTTCAGAGGAAATTAATTATGCCGTCTCCAAATTAGGTGATGACGATGCACAACTTATAAAAGGATATGTTAAATTTGCATCTAACAAACCTTATATGACATATATCTCTTCCCTTACATTCGATGGTCATAAATATTTGGACAATATTCGAGATCCGAAAATTTGGAAGGAATCAAAAAAAATATCATCCAAACTAGCAAGTGTCTCAATTGACATAATGAGTGAAATCGCAGCTAAAGTTGTTACAAAAACACTGGGCCTTGACTAACGTATTTCCCAGTCACTCGCCATTAAATCATTTGCTGTAGGGTTCCACCGTTTGCCAACAGAATTACTATTTTCTTGTAGTAATAGACAACAATCATAGGTATTTGTAGGAAGTATATTTACATGAGCTGAACAGTCATTTTCAGACTCCCTGTAAATATATTTTCCTTTTTTCATTGCTTTTGAAACAGCTTCGTCAATTTTCATTTCTTCCATTCCTTTCTTTTTAATTTGTAAGCTAAAAAATTAGCTAATTTTATAAAATTCATTGACTTATTCTATAATGTTTTGTAGAATAGGTGCATAGCTAAATAAGACTTTTTAAGCCTAGTAAAACAACACTTTTTACCGTTCCCCAACGATTTTTTAGTTTGTTTCTTGGTTTTATTTGCGAACTTATTAGCTAATAATTTAGCTTACGGACATAGTATATTAAAAAACTTTGTAGATGTCAAATGATTTTCTACATTTTTTTATAGAAATTTCCGAAGCTTACGGAGGAAAGCTTGATATGACTGTATTTGATAGAGTAAAAAAATTAGCAGATAGTCAGAAAATATCTATTGTCGAACTTGAAGAAAAGTTAAATTTCAGTCGAAATTCGTTATACGCTTGGAAAAAAAGTAAACCTTCTATTGATAAATTAGAAGCTGTTGCAAATTATTTTGGAGTTTCAACGGATTATTTATTAGGTCGTGAAGTTTCTAATAAATCAAAGCAATCTGATGATTTAGATGATGTACTGGATAACGTCATGAGTTTTGACGGTGAACCGCTTGATGATCATGACAGAGAAGTTATCCGTGCATATTTAAAGGGTAGATTCGGGAAATAAGTCAAAGGTTGTGCTTATATGAAAAGTATCAAAGAGTTGGTAGAAGAATATAATGTGGAGTTAGTTTTTACTACTTTGAACAAACGCGCATATTTCGACCCTACCTACGGTATCATATTTGTAAATCAAAATTTAACACCATCAGAACAAGAAGAAGCAATATATCACGAATTAAAGCATGTAAAAGACCATGTGGATATAATGGCATTGTATAAAATTCCTGTCTTTCGTTCTAAGATGGAATCCGAAGCAGAAAAATATATGTTTAGAAGCTTAATCGAAAAATATGAAGGACAATACAATTACTCAAATGTTATAGCTCATTACAACTTAAAAATGGGACAAGAAATTTATTTGAAATAAAAAAGTCCGTGCTGGGAACACGGACTAAAGAATATTTTTTTCTTTTATAAACTGTATAGCTTCATCATCCAACTGAAAAAAATGTATATACTCACCATCGCTTAAATCAACAATAGGATACCCTGCCAATAAATGAACTAATATTTCTTTTGTGATATTTGGTGTATTATCAAAAACGGAACACATAGTTTCGACATTAGGACTGCCCCAGATATCATTAATTTCTTTTATTGGAACTAATTCGGAAGGAGTTGTCATTTTATCACCTCATGAAAAAAAATTATAGAGTTAACAGATTACCTGAAGAAACTAAACAACAATTAGTCGAAAGTGTAGAAGCCTTAATCTTGGATTCTGAAGCATACGATAACGGAATGTTTAATATGATAAAACGTTCTTCTGCCACTTTGAGAATGTTATTTTACGATTCTCGAACTTCTCATAGCTTGATAAATCAAATAGAAAGTAAAAAATCACTCAAAATGTATAGTTTTATTGATTATCCAATCAAACAAGAAATCTTTTACGGTAGTATTTATTGTGCCAGATTTTTAGCACAACCACCCAAGGTTGGATACTACGATACATTTTTATTTAATCCACTAAAAAAAAGACATATCGAACTTTCTTTTGATGATTGGTGGAATGGGACAATTTTTAGAGTTGGGAAAAATAGTGACTTTTCAAGAGGTAAAATCATTATCACTTTAGCAAATCAAGATGGCGGTGCTCACTTTGATCCTACAATCGATAGTAATTACAGTTCATTGATTACAGGAACTACTGGCTTTCAGATTCCACCACAATCAAATAATCACATATTTTTAGGAGGATCTCCTGATTATAATAATCAGCCAGTTCAATTCACAGACATACACTTAGCGATTATGAGGCAAATAGTACATGAAGCTATTCTTTCGTTAATTAAAAACTTCTCCCTAAAAATGCATTACAACCCAAATTTCGAATATAACTGGAACAGAAAAATAAATCCTATTGCTTTTCATTTTAGCGCATCAAGAAACGACTAACATCAAAATTGGATGATATCTTCATAGACCAATTATAACATAATTTCTTCTATAAATCCCCCTCTCTGGTGAGTTCTAGCATGTTCGATTCATGCTAGGGGCTTTAAAATTTAATAAGGAGGTGCTAAAAATTTGTCATTCCTTCTATTCGCTTGCCCAAGTGGAAAGGATAAAAAATGGCAACTTTTAAACAATATACAAAAAAAGGGAAAAAATACTGGAAAGTAACTGCCTATTTAGGCGTAGATTATTTAACTGGAAAACAAATTAATGTCACTATCAGAAACTGTAATACAAAAAAAGAAGCACAGCTCAAGCTTAATCAAAAAAAATTAGATTTTGATAACGGAAATCTAGCTAACGAGCATACTCGTTTAACCACTTTTGAAGAAATTTATTATATGTGGTTGGACGAATACAAAAAAACAGTTAGGGAATCCACATTCATAGCTACTGAACGACGTATGAAAAAACACATTTTACCCACATTCGGGAAAATGCGACTTGAGCGTTTAACAGTCAAGATCGTGCAAAAATCTGTTAATGAATGGTATAAAAAGAATGAAATGGGAAAAGTACTTTTGAGTTATGCTTCTCGTGTTTGTGACTATGCTGTTGGTTTAGAAATAATAGACTCAAACCCATTTAAGAAAATAACTAAGCCTAGTTCGCTAAAGAAAGTAGAAAAGAATATAAAAAGAAAGTTCTATACAAAAGACGAACTGGAACATTTCTTAAATACAGCTGATAGCATTGCCAATCAAGCCAAAGAAGAAAGTTTAGTTCTAAAATACTATGCTGACTTAGACTGTGCTATTTTTCGCTTACTTTCTTTTACTGGTATACGTGTTGGTGAAGCTTTAGCATTGAATTGGAGTGATATTGATATTAAAGAGCAGGTAGTTAATATAAATAAAACTACTGCTATCAGTACAAATGGATTGACTATAAACGATCCTAAAACTCCCAATTCTATTCGTAAAATTTCTTTTGATAACAAGACTGCTTATATCTTAAAAAAATGGAAACTTAGACAGCGTGAGGCTTTAATGAAAAAAGGTGGGTTTAAAACACAGCTTATTTTTACAAAAATTGATGGTACCATGTTCCGAAGTCAAGACATTTACCAACGTTCCAAAAGATTGGCAGAAAAAGCTAACTTACATTCTATTGGTTGTCATGGTTTTCGGCATACACACGCAACATTATTATTCGAATCAGATAATGTTAGGTCTAAAATAATCCAAGAACGCTTAGGACATTCTTCTTTACAAATAACTATGGATACTTACACTCATATTTCTGATGAAGTTACTAAAGAAGCAACAGATGCTTTCAGTAGCTATGTAAATTTTTAA